ACTTATCATTAGAGCAGGCGTATAATAAGGCTGTAAGGATTAATGACGACACCTACCAGGCGTCGTCGGGACGTGAATCCTCACAGGCAGCTACCCAAGCCGCCCTGCAAGCCCACCAAGCGGCGCAACGCGCCAAAGGAGCCGCAGTCTCAGTGAGCGGTTCGCCCTCGATGCCCGGTGGCAACTCAGGAAATCCAAGTGATCTGCGCGGAACCATCGCCGGACTTTTGGGTGAGACAGGGAACAGGATATGAGCGACTACGTTAGCATGATAGTCAAGCAAATCCTCGGCCCCGGTCATGTGACCGAGGACGCGAACCCGACACCCAAAGCGTTCAGGGGAATTCCTATGCCAGTTGGAGGTGTCCCGCCTGCGACACCCGCCGGAACCAGAGTGTTCACCGGAAGTCCCGCAAGCACTATCCCTCAACCCAAATAGGAGATTCAAATGGCCTTCGCCAATCCCTCGATCAGTGATGTCATCGCGACCACGATCCAGAACCGTTCCGGCATCATTGCCGACAACGTGACCAAGAACAACGCTCTGCTCTCCCGCCTGAAGCAGCGTGGCAACATCAAGAAGTTCTCCGGCGGTAACGTCATCCTCCAAGAACTGTCGTTCGCCGAGAACGCCAACGCTGGCTACTACAGCGGCTATGAGACCCTGCCGGTCGCCGCGCAGGATGTCATCTCCGCTGCCCAGTACGACATCAAGCAGGCTGCCTGCCCCGTCACCATCAGTGGCTTGGAGCAACTCCAGAACGCTGGCAAGGAACAGATCATCGACCTGCTGGAAGGCCGCATCGCTGTCGCCGAATCCACCATGGCCAACCTGATCTCGTCCGGCCTGTACTCGGATGGCACCGGCTTCGGCGGCAAGGAAATCACTGGCCTGAACCTGCAAGTGCCGATCAACCCCGCTACCGGCTCACCGGGCGGCATCGACCGTGGCACGTGGAACTTCTGGCGCTCCAAGTTCTTCGACTTCACCACCGATGGTGGCGCTGTCGTGTCGTCCTCGAACATCCAGACGTACATGAACAAGCTCTGGGCACAGTTGGTTCGCGGCAATGACCGTCCTGACCTGGTGATCGTTGACAGCGTCCTGTGGGGCTTCTACATGAACTCCCTGCAAGCCATCCAGCGTTTCACCTCCAGCGAGTCGGCCACTCTTGGCTTCGTCACCACGAAGTTCATGGACGCTGACGTGGTGCTCGACGGCGGTATCGGCGGGTTCTGCCCGGCGAACACCGGCTTCATGCTGAACACCAAGTACCTGTTCTATCGCCCGCACGCTCAACGCGACATGGTGGCGCTGTCTCCGGGCAAGCGTTACTCGGTCAACCAGGACGCCGAAGTGCAAATCCTGGCTTGGGCTGGCAACCTGACGGCTTCCGGTCTGCAATTCCAAGGCCGCATGAGCGACTAAGGCTTTGGTCTCCCCCGTTACCTTCCTGTGTGGTTGGTGTTCGGGCGGGGGAGACCATCTTCTCTTGAAAGGAGAACAGCATGGCAGGAGTAGCAGGAGCAGTAATCGGCCTTGCATCGGGCGCACAAGCCAACCTCGCGGGGGCGCAAGCCTTGCTCGATGCTGGCACGGTCGGTCGTGGTTGCACGACTAACTTCATCGGGTTCGGTCTGGGCAAGACCTCGCAGGAACCGCTGCCGGAGGACTTCAACGCCACGGATGATACCGTGACGCTGGCGATCACGGGCGGTGCGGACTACGAGCCGACCTACACGGCCATCCCAGGTAACACGACGGCTGAAACGCTGTCGTGGGTTGATACGACGCCCCCGTAATGCTGCCGGGACTTCGCACCGCGCAAGGGGTGCTATACGTCACCACAGTCGCCCCTGTCGCGAGTGATCCTCGCGTTGGGGGCGTAGCTGTGACTGCCGCTGGCTCCATCCGGGCAGCCGTGAATGGAATCCCACAAGCATTCGCTAACGCACATGGAGTGCGGAACAATGGTGCGCTGTGTGTCAATACCGCAGGCACACAGGTTAGCAACCACGTGAATGGCCTGCCGGTCAATTCTGTGGGGCAGCTTGTTTGCCAGTTGAACCAGACCCCCGCACCGTCTGACCCGTATGTTGGTGGCATCCGTGTGGGGCCGCTTGGAGGGGTGTACATCACAGACGCCGCCCCCACGCCCCCTTTTAGCTTTTCCACTGGTTTCAATGACGGGTACTTCTGATGGCTCGCAAATCAATCGTTGAACTGATCGCTCAGGCGACTGCCGACTTCCCCGACAACGTGACCGGGCTGATCACGCCCGCCAAGCTGCGGACGTGGGCCATCGACTTCCTGAATGCAATCGCCCCGGCCTACGGGTATCTGACCCTCACCGGCCCGCTGACGCAGACGTTCGGCCTGTCCCCGGCGCTGGTCGTGTTCCAGGCAGCGTTTAACAGCGACCCGTCCCAGACGACTGCGGCTGTCCCGGCCTCGACTGTGATCAAGGTGGAGCGCGGCAACGTTACTGTCAACTTCACGATGGACTTCGAGGCAACCAATGGGCGCTTCATCTCCTTCCAACTGTTCAAGGATGGGGCTGCGACCGGCTGGCGCACTACGGGCAACGGGGCTGGCGCGGGCAACCCTGTGGGTGTCGCCCTGACCGCTGTCGACTACTCCTCCACCCCCGGTGCGGTCTATGATATTCGCGCCACGGCTGAGATTGCTGGAGTCAGCACCGTCATGAGCAACGGGGCACTGGTCGTTCAGGTCGATCCGGTCCGCAACTTCACGTAAGGAACAGTCATGATTAGCAGAAACAGTTGGGGACCGGGCGGCATGCAATGGTTCAATGGTGAGCCTTTGACAAAGGGGAAGCGGCTTGGGCTTGGAGACCCCAACTGGTTGTCAGGGGGTCAGCCGAATGAAAGCTACCAGCCAACGGTTACTCCGGGCATCAACACTCCGCCGCCGATGCCTGGTCCTGCTCCCACGCAACAGACCGCGCCCGCGCCGGCAGCAACGCCTGTCGCCACGCCCGACCAGTCGCCGTCCCTGAACCAGACCATCACGCAGGCGATGCAACCGACCAATAGTGCTGTGGGTCAGAACCCGGCTCCACTTTCCGGCTTTCCGGGACAGTTGCCACAGCAAGCCGGCCTCACGCAGCCTCAACAGTCGCAGTCGCAGTACGGGTTCCAACCGCAACAGACCCAGACAGTGCTTGATACGCTCCGTCAGGGGGCACAAATTCAGTAACGGGCTGGCATGCCCCGTTTCCCTGCATTGCCAACTACAAGGAGAATAGCCATGAACCAAATGATGCAAGGTGGTCTGCCCACCTACGATGACGCCGCGAACCTCGCCAACCAGGCACGGTTCGCAATGGACCACAAGCTGTACGTCCAGTTCTACATCCGTCCCGTGATGAACAACTTTCGCTCAAGTGAGGAAGGTCGCCCCATCTACGAGGAACAGGAGTACATTCGCATCATCGTTCCTGGCGACTCCAAGACGACTGTCGATTGCCCGGTGGATGACATCTTCCGCATGCGGTTCGAGAAGCAGTACAGCAAGTTCAAGAAGGGGCTGGAGCAGGCTGTCGACGGCACCCCGCTGGAGATGTGGCCCCAGATGACTGTTGGTCTCTGCGCCGAACTCAAGGCCATGAATGTCTCGACCGTGGAACAGTTGGCTTCCCTCGACGACGGCAAGGCCCAGAAGATCATGGGCAGCTATGACCTCCGGCGCAAGGCCCAGGCGTTCCTCGATGCCGCGCAGGGCGAAGCCGCCAACAACAAGATGGTGGCCGAACTGACCAAGCGCGACGACGAAATCACCCTGCTCAAAAACCAGATGGCAGAACTGATGAAGTCTGCGGCATCCGCAAAAGCAACCGCGAAGGCATAACCCATGCAAGGTAACGCGCTCCAGATCGCACAACAGGCAGCAATGGAACTGGGCCTTCCGGCTCCGACTGAGCTTGTTACCTCCAAAGAGCAGACCAGCATTCAGTTGCTCGGTCTGCTCAACGCTGCTGGCAACGAACTGCTCAACGCCTTCGAGTGGCAGTTCCTCAACAAGACGTTCATCCTGACGACCGAGGCGGACAAGGGCAAATACCCGATCCCTGCCGACGTGTCGCGGATCATCAATCAAACCTTGTGGGACTACGGCAACCGTCGTCCTGCATACGGCCCTGTCAGCTCACAAGGCTGGCAGGTGCTGACCAATGCCCTGATCTCTGTTGGCCCGTTCGCCCGCTACCGGGTGGTGGACAACAGCATCGAAATCCTGCCGGTGCCCAAGAACCCCGGCCACGTGTTCGACTACCAGTACATCAGCAACGGGTGGGTGCAGACCTTCCTCGACCCGGCTATCTTTGGCCCGTTCATCACCAACGACAAGGACACCATCCTGTACGACTTCTGGCTGACGGTCAAGCTGCTCAAGCTCAAGATGTGGCAAGCTAAGGGGTTGGAGACCACGAACCTGGTGGCCGACTTCGCCCGCACGTTCGATGCCCTCACCGGCATGGATCATGGCGCTCCGGTGCTCGGCCTGGCCAACTCGTTCAAGACCCCGTGGCTGACCATGTACAACGTGCCAGACGGCAACTGGAACACAGGCGCTCTCTGATGCCGCGTCCCCCGACCCGTCCCGCCATGCGCCAGATCAGCGGCAGCACGACAGTCCCGGCCCCAACCGGCGGGCTGAATGCTATCTCGCCCATCTCCAACATGGCCGAGACCGACGCGATCATCATGCGGAACTTCTTCCCTGAGCCATTTGGCTGCCGGGTGCGGAAGGGCTACAAGCAACACGCTACCGGACTTGATGGCGCAGTCGCCTCGATCCTGACCTATCTCAGTCAGACCGGCACCAACATCATCTTCGCTGTCGACCAGTCCAAGGTGTACGACGTGACGGCACCGGGCGATTACTCGGCAGCAATAGAGGTCTGCGACTCCACAAACCCATGGTGGCAGCACACCAACTTCGCCACCCCGTCCGGCACCCACATGATTGCCTTCAACGGGGCAGATGACGGCATCCTCTGGTCGAGCGACGGGCTGCACCGGCTGGTCAGCGGTGATGGCACGACTGCCGACACGTGGAAGAACATCGACCCCAAGAAGCTCGTCGTGCCGGTCATTCACCAGCGCCGGCTGTGGGCGGGCGAGATTGCAAGCACAAAGGCGTGGTATCTCCCCGCCGAACAGGTTTGGGGCGATGCCAAGTTCTTTGACTTCGGCCCCGTTTTCTCTCGTGGCGGCTTCCTCCAGACGCTTGTGGTCTACACCCAGGACAGCGGTTACGGCCCAGATGACTATCTGGTGGCCATCTCGTCGGCTGGCGAGTGCGCCATCTACAAGGGCACCGATCCCGACAGCCTTGAGACATGGGGCTTGGTCGGCATCTTCTACATCGGCTCCACCTTCACCCGCCGTTGTGCTGTCCGCTTCGGCGGTGACGTTGCCATCCTGACCCAGTACGGCCTCATCACAGTTGGCTCCATCGCCAAGCCGACCGAGTACAGCGTGCTCGACAACGCCCTGTCGCAGAAAGTCCAGTACCTCATCAGTGAGGTCATCAGCGAGGGCAGCTACCGCTCAGGCTGGTCGCTCGTGTTCCACCCCGGCATCAACATGATGCTCATCAACGTCCCCGGCGTCGTGCCGAGTCAGACGTTCCAGCTTGCCTACAACACGCTGACGAAGGCATGGAGCATCTTTGAGGGGCAGGTTGCATATACCTGGTACTCGGTGTTCGACTCCCTCCTGTTCGGGGGCGAGAACACGCTGTACCGCGCTTGGGAAGGCAACCTGGACAACGTGCCGCTGGACGGTGAAGGGGGAGACCTCATCACCGCCCAGGTGCAACAGGCGTTCAGCTACTTCAAGCTGCCGGGCGAACTCAAGCACTACAAGATGTTCCGCCCCACGTTCTTGTACGCGGGCAAGTTCGACTTCCAGGCCGGGGCGAACATGAACTTCGACTTCGCCACCCTGCCCCCGCCCGCCAGTTTCAGCTTGGCCAACTTCGGTGTGTGGAACGAGTCCCTGTGGGGAGATGATGTGTGGGCTGGCGGTTCGCAGAGCGACAAGCAATGGATCAGCATCATCGGCATCGGCTACGCTGCCGCCATTCGTATGATCGTCAAGACCGGCAGCGACCTGACCTGGGTCAGCACCGACTGGCTCATGGAGAAGGGAGGCGTGGTATGAACGATCTTACTACATTTGCTAATCTACTCCCCGCCCTGCCGGAAGGCATAAACCTAGCCAGCCGCGAAGGCATCATGGCTATGGAGCATGCGCTCTGTGCGGTGTTTGAACCGGGCGAGAACGAGGACGTGTTCCCCCTCACCCACCGCTTTGCTGACAACGTGTATGCTCGGGAGATTCTGCTCCCCGCCGGCACAATCGTCATCGGCAAGATTCACCGTTACGGGCATCTGAACATCATCACCAAAGGCCATGTGTCGGTGCTGACTGAGGATGGAGTTGAGGAGCTACGCGCCCCACTTACGTTCATCAGCAAGCCCGGCACGAAGCGGGTGGTGTATGCCCACGAAGATACCGTCTGGACCACCATTCACGGCACCCGCCATACTGACGTGAAAAAGGTTGAGGACGACATTATCTGCAAGACGTTCGCTGAATACGACCGCTTGCTGCAACTTGAGGAGAAACCATAATGGCATGGGCAGCAATCGGCGGGGCAGTAATCGGCACAGCAGGCTCGATTTATTCGGCCAACCAACAGAAGAAGGCAGCCAAGAACGCGGCGAACCAACCATCTGCCGGCGAAGCGGCTCAGGCTGCCAATCAACAGTCGTGGACTGACATCGACCGGGTGAATGCACTCAACCGCGAGAACGCCCTGTGGACGCAGCAGCAGAACATGGCTGCTCAAGACAAGAACATGATCGACTCCAGCAACCAGTGGGGTTCGACCAGCCGTGAGCGCGACCCGGTGACGGGACAGTTGGTCCAGAAGTCCACGTTGGCCGGGCCGTGGGGCGACATCGCCGACCAAGGTGCGACTGCCTATGGTGCCATGCAAAGCGGACTCGGCTCGGGGTTCAACGTC